TAATCCAAGAAGTAGCTGCTGTATTAGAATTAGTAACAATTCTACCATCCCATCCTACGGCAACAAATGGAAGGACTGATAAATAACTGGCGTGCCTAAAAGAAGGCATGTATTTTATTCTATATAATGGGTCACTTATATTGAGAACAGAAGTATAACTATCCCCGAAATCTGTTGACCTGTATATAACACCTCTAGTTAACGATGTGTTATTATCCCATCCTGAAATTAATTGAATAGGCCCTGAAGTTGTTTGGTTATTAGCTATTCCAAAAAAAGGAGCAGCAGTTGCGATATTACTAACTAAAACAGTCGATTGCAAATTAGACTTTACCACTAACTGATTACTTGCCTTTGCTGCGTATGGAGCAAACGAAGTATCAATGTTAACGTAGATATTAGCGTCAGCTTTAGTAATCTGCTCATTACTTGCAGGAATAGCTGCCTTTTGGCTTAATACACCTGTATCAACACCATTCTGTAAATTATTAAAGGAAATGGTCTCGTTATTAGCAGTTGCAGCCCATGTACTTGCCATTATTCTTCTGTTTCAGGTTCAGTTGTTTCTTGTACTTCTGTTTCAGGTTCAGGAGTTGGTTCAGGAGTTGGGGTAGGCTCAGGAGCAGGTGGCACTGGTGGTACATAGTCACCTGTAATCGTTAGGTTTAACTGCTCGGCAACCCAATCCCATGCGTAGTCATCCATCTCCCATTGAGCGTATGCTTCGCCTGTCATGGTTAGATTGCCTTGCGCTAACTGCGTACCAAGTGCTAAATCTACGGTTTCAGCGAATAGCTGATAGTAGAATGTAGCTGATGTTCCTAGTGTAACATTGATAGCGTAAGCATTTAAAATTTTAGCTTCTTGTACGGTTCCATTGTCCCAAATTGAGACGGCATCAATTAATTTCATAGCGTTTTTTTATTTGTCTAATTTCTTCTTCTAAGTAAGCAATTTTTGCTGTATGTACCTCTCGGTAGGATAAGTTTAATAGTCCGTCAGAACCCTTGCTAACTGCACTTGGCAATACGCCTTGCAATTCCTGAGCAAAGTAACCTAGTTCCTCCTTGCCGTTCTTAATGTATAGCTTTGCAACAACAGAGTCAATTCCTTTAGCTTGGTAGTTATCTTCTACTAATGTTTTTAAGGTAGCATCTGATGATTCAAAGAAGGAGGTGGCTGTTATACTGCTATCGGAGAAAATTGTACCGTTTACTCTTAATTTGCTCCCATTGTCCGTTGTTGTTCCAATCAAGACGTTGCCTCCTGAGGTAATGGTCATTCGAGTGTTTGCTCCTGTTCCTAATACTAAATTATTTTCTGCTCTAATTGCAAAGTCAGTTGCTGAACCGCTTGTAAAAGCGTGATAAGCACTCGTAATATACCCATTTGCAGAACCATTATTACTCCAAAGCATCCAACTCCCACCTGTCCCAGTTCCATTTAACTGAATACCTTGCGCTGCCGATGTATCTACATTTAATCTATAACTTCCCGGACTTGTAGTCCCAATCCCAACGTTATTAGAACTATCAATAACCATTGCATTAGAACCACCTGTAGCATTATAGAACAATAATTTACCTGCTCCTTGAGAAAAAGTAGTGTTGGTACTAAATATGTTCCACTTTCTTCCTCCTGTCCCTGTATTGTTTAAACCAAGTGTTACATTCCAAACTCCACTATTTTGAATTAAAAATGAATCTCCATCGGGAAAAGAGATACTAGGCCCAATTCCAACATTACCGCTAAATAACACGTTGCCACTTGACTGAGTAATAGCACTATTTCCAATCGAAGTAGCTCCTGTAAATAAAGCAATCGTTCCACTTGTACCACTACCTGATATACTGCCTGAACCTCCACCTGTTGCAGTTAAAGTCGTTCCATCAAAGGCTAGTCCTGAACCAATAACAGCTGATATAAGAGTACCTCCTGAATTAGCTACTACAATACGATTGCCTGAACCTGAAAGGGAGTTCATAGTAATAGCTCCGCCTGATGCGATGGTTGCAACAACAGCTCCATTGGTAACAATTCTTAGATTATGATTTGACAACGTACCAAGCAAAGAGCCATTGTCTCCAGCTACTCCAATAGCAGTTTGGACACCACTTCCATTTCTAGCAATAACATAAGAGGCAACAGAGCTATCTCTGTAAACATCTAAAGCTTGACTCGGACTCGGTGTCCCAATCCCAACGTTGCCGCTTGATGTAATGGCCATTCGTGTAGCGGTTGAACCATTTGTCCAAAACTGGAAACCTCTAGCAGTAGCAGCTGCAAAATACATATCGTCAGCAGTTCCAGCAAATATCCTATGACTTCCATTTGAATTACCAGTAAAACCTAAAGTTTTATAAGTTGAACCATAAGTTCCGTCATCACTTAGTGACATAATGCCATTTGCCGTCACACTACTGCTAAATGTCGCTGCTCCTGTGGAGGATATAGTCAATCTAGTAGTAGTTCCACCAGTTGCAAATCTCAAAATACCTGAAGCTCCTGCCGCTACTAATGCTATTCCAGCAGAAGTCAAATTAAATATACCTCCTTGGTTTGCTTCAAGTACACCAAGAGTTCCATAATTTGTTCCTAAATGATAGAATTGAGTTTTAGTAGTCCCATTATTTGCAAAAAATTGGGCAGTTGATGCGCTACCTGAATTAGTGTTTGTTATTTGTATAACAGAATCTTCATTTGCTGATCTTGCAGCATCAATTACAACCAAACTAGAGCCACTTACCTGCAACCTCGCTCCGTTGTCGGAGTTTGGACTTGAGCCAATGTAAAGATTGCCACTTGAGAATATGGCCATTCGTTGTGCACCTAAAGTGTAATCGTACCATTGTAAATTGCCACTTACAGTAGTATAATTCGCATAACCTCTTGCTCCAGCAACTTCTAAATATAAAGAAGCAGCATTACTATTTAAAATTTTTAATGTCGTTTCTGTGCCTGAAACTTGATTAAATCCAGAATTAGTATTAATTCCTACGTTGTTTCCATCATTAAAAATTAAGCTATTCCCAATCGTACTTCCATTGCTTGTAAACTTAGCTAAGTAGTTAGTATTACCTGTCCCTGTTACTGGATTGGTTAAAGCGTTCTGTTTATTATTAAAGGTTGTCCAATCGGTACTGCTTAGGAATCCATTTTGTGAACCACTTGCCTGCTGAATAGTAATGTTAGGAGTTGTGCCTCCGCTAGAAGCCAATGGGCTTGATGCGGTTACAGAAGTTACTGTGCCTAATGGTATTGTTTGAGTTGATAATAATCCATTTGCATCAGCAACAACCATTCTTGTTCCTGAACCTGCAAGATTATTTATTGTAAATGTTCCGTTGTAAAAACGATACCTCGCACCAGTTGGTACACTAAAGTCCATTTGGAAACTAGAAACCCCTAATCCATAAATATCGCTTGATGTATTATCAAATAAAATTAATTTTAAATTGCTTCCAGCCGTATTTGAAAAAGTAGAATTTAAATTTATATTATTTGGAGTTGACGTTGAAGTCCCTCCTGTTAATGTTCCTAATTGTAAATTACCGCTTAGGCTTATACTTGTCCCTCCTAAAGGACCTGTCAAAGTTCCTCCTGTCAAAGGCAAATAACCTGCCAAAGCAGCACTTGTTATATACCCTGCACCATTAATAATCTGATTGTTATTTGTAGGGATTGTTATTACCCCTGTGCTAGTGTTGTAGGCTCCGCTACCTGCGGCAAACGACAACGCAGCACGAGACCTTGCGTCTGTGTAATAAAGGTTACCACTTTCAGTTACCTGCGCAGTCGTGTAGTCACCATTGGCTGCAACAACCGCACCTGTTCTACCAAATACGCTAAGAACAGCATCTGTGTTTAAATCGCTCCAAGAGGCAGTAATTGTTCCGCCATCCTGCTGCGTCAAAGTCAAGGTCTTAGTAGTCGTTCCTGTAACCGCAGCCGAGTTAATCTTATCGTTATATGCCTGAGTAAACAAGGCCCAATCCGCACTACTCAAAGCACCTCGATTCGTAGCTGATGCAGTAGGCAGGTTAAACGTATGCGTAGATACCGCACTAGCAATGTTAAAGTCAGTTCCTGTCGTTCCTACCGCAAAGTTCTGCACCTGAGCAGTCAATCCATTCAACGCAGTCAATCCTGTCGTGAACGTGGTAATAATTTGGCACAAGGTATTGTTCTCCGTATGCAGAGTAATCGTTCTACCGCTGTGCGTAACGTAGTAACGAATCGCAAGTCTATCTGTCAACGCAAGCGTAGTCGTAGGAACTGCAAGGGTAGAGAAGTAAGGAGTTAATGTAGTACCAAACGCAATAAACTCAGGAGATGTAACGCTCGATGCAATTAGAGTGAAAGTAGTGCCATCATACTTGTAAAGCTCTACATAGAATGTAGGTGTACCTCCACTTGATGATGAGCTGAAGTAGGTTTCAAAGTTCCAGTTACCGCCAGGAATCTCAAGCAAGTTAGGGTCTCCTGCATCAGTTAAAAACGAAGCAATATATCCATCTGCTGAAATAGAAAACTGAGTACCTGCACCAAGAATAGGAACTTTGTTTATCTCCTTGTATGCAACACCTCCAATAGTACCTTGGTTAACTGATCCGTTCAAGTAGTAGTTTACAGAACCTCCTCCACCGCTTGCTTCAGGGAAATCCGCCAAGCTACCATCTCCTCGAATATATTGTGCAACGGTTCCTGCACCTGCTACACCTATAGTTCCGTTGGCAGTCAATGGAGAATTAGAGACAGTAAACGCAGAAGGCATAGTAAGCCCAACCGAGTTCAACGAACTGCCTGGAGGGTTAACAGGAGGTAATGGTTCGCCTTCAATAGACCCTGCACTACTCGGAGATACGCCTGTTCTTACTTTGGTCGCTCTGTAAAATTTACCTGGTACGTCTGCCATATTAACTTCCTATTTCTTCTAATCTTGCTAATTCTAATCTCCAACTATTCGCCATTAAATCTACCTCCATTGCAACTACCATCCAATAGTATCCATCGTATTCGATGTTCTGATACGGCTTAATCTCCAATGGATTGGCAGCGTTTCTAGGCAATGTCAAAATCAATCTAGGGTTTTGCTTACCCTTAATGTTTGCTAACTCCTGAAGGAATATCTGAATCAATGGTACTGATTCGACACCATCCCTAGACCAAGCCTGAGAATTTGGATACCCATATCCAACCAAGTCGAGCCGTATAGCACTGCTCGAGTTCTCTGTGTCAACATCACCGATTTTAAACTTGACATCGGGATATACGTTTGAGTACGATTCATCTGTTACAAATTTTTCTGATATTTCAGCAGTCGCAAAGGCATCGTTTTCTTCGATTTTAAGCGACATATTTCTGTAGCCTACTGTGTACCTATCTACAGAAGCTGCGTTGGTTGTAAGTACCTGATATAGCCTAATAATGACTGCTCCATCTTCAGGTACAACTACATTGACAATATCTACTTTATTCCAAGAATATGGGTCTCCCATAGGGAACTGCATAACAGTAGGAATGTTAGTCCAAGTAAATGTTGAAGTACCATCAAAAGACAAGTAGCTACTACCTATTCTTATTTGAATGCCTGCGTTTGTGTTTACACGTTTAGGATCAACTCCAGGTGTGCCAGACCTAGGCTCAAATATATATTGAATCTGAAAGCTCAAAGTATTAGCTAAATCTTGAGCAATCGGAATATCTTGACCTGTTCTTGTAGAATCAAGTTCTATAAACGACAATGCTGAGTCAGCTATACCACTTACAGCACTTGTTCCCCATATCTTAGCATATTCACCTAAAGCATCAGAAACATACTGAATCCTTGCAGGATTAGTTCCTGTAGGATAAGAACTAACTTGAGAAACAGGTATTGCATTTATGTAAGCCCAATTTCTTAACTGATAAAGGTTAGGATAAGGAGCAACAGGAGAAGTAAATATCCAAGAGTCCACAGTAAATGGCTCCTCATAGATACCTCCACGAGATGAGTAGTCCAAAACACCAAGTTCTAGCGTTCCTGTAAACTCAGTATAAACAGGTCTGCCTGTACGCTGTCCTGCTGTAAACTTGCAAGATACATCCATACCTGCTGTAATTGTAGAAGTACCTTCAAAAGCAGCCTCATTATCGAAGTTAAACATCCTGTAGCTATCCTTAGCCAACTCAGGAAGTGAGATTATGTAGAACTCGTTTCTCCAAAGAAATGCTCTGCAAAGGAATGGCTTTAAGATTGCTTCCAAGAACTCAGAAACATACAAAGATGTATTCTCTGCTATTTCTCCATTACCATAGTACAATGGAATATCACCATCAGTATAAATAGCTGTATTAGGTATTAATAACTGAGGGAATACGCAGTCATCTGTGTCAAGTCGAGTCTCGTAAATTTCACAGGCAACGTGTAAAGGTCTAAGAGTTCTGTAGGTCTGATTTAGTGCAGAGAAAAGTCCTGCAAGCATATTGCTACCACCAAACCCATCAAAGTACTGCTCAATCAAACGCTTAGAATCAAATGAATTTAATCCATCAGAAGCTGTGAACTCCATAACCTCTGGGATTCCTATCTCATTAATCGTAAGCGTAGAGTTGTTAATATAACCTTCCCAAAATAATACTGATTCAATCAATACCCTTACTCTCCACTTTCTATAGCCTCCTTCAAGCATCTCGAAGTACTCATCACGAGTTCCTACAAGGCCAAAGTTAAAGAAGCTACGAACTAAAGGATCAAACTCGTCTGCACCAAAGTTTCCCCATCTGAATTGAAATCCTGCTGTTTGTTTTTCAGTAGCAGCACCAACATATCCATACTCATAAATCTCTAGCCTGACAAGTTGCAGAGACTGATCTTCAGTTTCAGAAAAGTACTTTAATTCGTAATCTGTATCGCTAGGGGTAAATGATCCAGTTAGATTAACTCTTACCTTAATATCCCTTGTAGGCATATTAAAAGTATAAGGGTTAAATACTGATGTTAGAAAACCATTGTTGATGTTGTAATTCTGGAAAGTAAATCCTGAATCAAATGTTCCAAGAATAGTTAAGCTAGTACCTTCCTCGTAGAATGGTTGTGGTTCTATGCCATTGACAGTTATTGTCCCTGTGCCACCTGATAATCCCCAACTGAATCTATATTGTGCCATTGGTCAAAAATACGAAAAAAAATAAGGATTCTCTTGACTTAGAATTTTCAATCTAGTATTATTGGGTCATAATGAGACGAACACTAAACGAAAGCAGTACTATAATTGCTAAAACCATTGCTGAAATCAGGTCACATGGTTCTGAGATAACAGAAGAATTAATCGAAATGACTTGCATCAACTACGAGATTGATGAAGATGTAGTCCGAAAGATTGCAGGATTTAAGAAAAGAGTAACATAGTTTTATTGGGTTTTGAGTTTGTAAAGACCTTGGTTTATGACCAAGGTTTTTTTTATCTCAATCCTCTTCTTATTTGAGCTTGCTGAACTGTGAACAAGATGTCATCTCCATAAGAAACGCCACGGATGTTAACATCAACTGCCATTGCACCTGCCGCCATAGAAGCTCCTGAGTAGTCCATAGAAGGCAACTGAGGCACGATGATTCCATTGGTATTAGGAACAAACAACTCAGGTCTACGCTCGCCTACAATGTACGCTCTTCCTTTAGATACAGGACCACCGAACTCTCTTTTATTGGTATAAGTAGATCCTGTTCCTGCTGATATTGATCCTCCGCCTCCAAAGTTACCTGCCAATGCTTGAGATTTTGCTGACAAATATCCTGCTAGAGCTATCATTGCAACACCTGCTGCAATAGCAAATACTGGGTTTAAGGTTTCTAATGACTTTCTAGTTGCAGCAATAGTAATACCAGCTTGAATGGCTAATTGTCCTAATTGATTTAGAACAGCTGCCATTCCGCCCAATAAAGCTGAACCTCCTGCTTTTAGAGCGTTACCTCCATTTGCAAAAGCTTCTCCTATAGCAAACGCTACATCTCCAATAGTATTTTCAATTCCAGCTTCTAAAATAGAAAAAGCCTCATTAAAGAATTGCTGAGATTTTGCTAAATCTACAATAAACTCATTTAAACTTCCATAACCATCTGCTGCACCATTAGCTATAGCTTGAAAAACCTGAGCAGAAGTTAATCCAATAGAATTTAGTGCTTCTTCAAATTCTCTATTTTTTTGAATCATAGCTTCTACATTCTGCGTATAGATCATAGAAGCACCTTCTACTGGTTTAGCTAGACCAGCAACGGTTTCTCTTGAGTTTCTAAAAAATGAAGCTATGCTCTCTCCAAATTTGTTAATTTTTGTTTGGTCAGCAATAAATAAACTATCTTCAAGATCACTTAAATCTTCAAAAGTTCTTACTAACTCTTTAACTTTATCACCTTCAGTGTTAAATATCTCAACACCATTGGCAAGATTTTGAAATTCACTTGTTAATGATTCAACACTAGATTTATTCTCTTCTAATGATGCTTTAGTAGATGGAGCTATTACATTTCCTAAATTTTCAAATTCCTTATTTACTACAATTAACCTCTCAGCTAAATCAATATAAAAATTTCCTACTCTTTGATCGCCAAAAATACCAGCAAATGTTGTTGCTGTTTTATTTATTTTTAAACCAGAAGCAATTATTTCTTGAGAAATTTTTTCTCTTTCACTTAGTAATTGTTGTTGTAAATCAAATTCTTTTGTTTCTTTTTCAAGTAATCCAAGTTCTTGTTTTTTAAGATCAACTATTTTATCAAAAATAGCTTCAGCAGCAGCTCTTTGATTTATTGCACTTACAATTCTTATATAAGCATCACCAATACCTTCGGCTAATGCTTTTTCTTCAGTCATGTTTCCAAGTTGAGAACCATAACCTTGCTTAATTAATTGAAAAGCCCTAATTCTTTCAGAATATGGCTTATTAACATCAGTAAGTACTTTATTAAGTAATTCAAGTTGTGTTAATTCCTCTGCTGCACCTTTATTGCCTTGTAATCTAGCTGAATCTACAGCATTAAGATTTTTTTCAATTAATTGTAATGAATCATTTAACTTCTCAGACTCACTTCTTAAATCCTTAGTCTCTTCTTCAGCATCAAATAATCCTAGAGAATATGCTTGATAAGCAGCAGTCAAAGCAGAAACTGCAAGAATAGCTAGGTTAGCAGGAGTGATTAAAGCTGAAAAGAAAGCAGAAAGTTTTTGACCTGCGGTAGCCGCCTTACCTCCAAGGCCTGATAACTGTTCTCCAAAACTTTGAATGTTGTTTGCAACACCAATAATACCAAAAGGAGCATCCTGAATAATACGGCTAAATGCAATAGCGGCACCACTAGCAGCTCCTGCTGAACGCTTTAAATTGTCAAATGATTTAACTGCTGGAACCGAGAAACTTTTGCCTAAAGCATTAAGCCTAGTCATTTCAGCATTAGTTTGCTCTAATTGTGCATTAAATAAAGCAATCTGTTGCTCATTTGTTGCTTGTTTTAAAGAAACTTTTAATTGTTTTGCCTTAGCGTCAAGCTGTTCAAGTAAACCTAACTTACGTCTGAATCCAACATTAGACTTTTCAGAATCAGTTGCAGTTTCTGATTCAAATGACTTTAAAGTCTGCTTTGCCTTATTTATGGCAGATTGCAGTCCTTTAATATCGGCAGTTAGGCGTATCTGAAGTTCGTTCATGACTCAAAAATACTAATTTTTAGCCATCTTATCTAAGAAGGCTTGCCGTCTTGCTTTTACTAGGCTTGCGTCTAGCTTTCTGCCAGTACTATCTGTAGGAAGAGGGAAGTATTGTTGAATAGACTTGTTTGGGCTTTTCTTAGGAATAGAAGTGTAAACTTGGTACGCTACCAATCTATATTTCTCCCAATCCCTTGCTTGGCTAGTCTGATGACCTCGCAGAGTAAGTATTGTCTCTGCAAAAGTCATTTCATAAAAATTTTTAGGAAGTATGCCTACTTCTCCAAAGATTTCTTGGCAGATTTCATACCACGTTGATTTTTTTTTTCACCAACAGAGTTTTTCTCTAGTTCTTGTATGGCTGGTAAATCAACACCCATAGATTTCCAAAAAGTAATCCATACAGAATAGATTTCCTCAGAACTTAAATCAGAAATCCATTCTCCTACTTGTTCAGGAGTGGCTGATTCAGTAAAGCCTACAACATAGTCATTACCAATAATACCTGAGTAAATAAGGGTTTTAATTAACAGATAATGATTTTTCTCATTGAGCTTCATTATCCGATTCATCAAATCCTCTGTCTCAAAATTTGGCTGATCTCCGTTGTAAATTATCTTAGCCAATTCTATGGCTGAAAAGTTGTTAAATCGCAAGGTTCGTTCCTGACCTCCGATGTTTAGTTTTATGATTCCTGTCATGCCGTAAATTTAGTAATTAATACCAACAAAAAAAGCCCTCATTTAGAGGGCCTTTAACTAAACACAAACACGGAAAACAGGAAATTAGGTTGGAAGTACGTCATCAATAGGACCAGTCCCAGTAATGGTTACAGAATAAGTCTGGTATTCAGGCGCAGTTGCAGTCTCGTCAAATTGGGAAATAAAACCTTGACCATATCTAATGTAAGAATCATCTTCTGATTCAAACTTAAATTTCTTAACAGCTCTTGCAATAACAATGTCAAAGATTCCTTCAGCAGAAATTTCATTCACACCAGGAGTGGTGTTTACATCTCCTTCAAAGCTCATTGTCCAAGAAGCAGTAGATGGAAGGTTTTGCACGAAGTCACCAGTACAATCGTTGTTTATTTCAGTTGCTCCAACTGAAATGGAAAGAGACTTAGAAGAAGTACATACCGCCAATTTCCATGTAGGGGTAGAGGTGGTGGAAACATCCACGTAAACACCAATGTCTTTACTAAATAAGTATTCTGCAGCCATAGTCGTTATCAATTATTATTTCAAAGGTAATAGAAAATTTCAATTAATCAAAAGGTACTACAATGTGGAAGTAAGTACGGATATTTCGATATATCCAATACTCACCTGTCCGTAACTGAACACTATTTGAAGAGTTCAATCTAGTCTCACCCACTTCCCATCCATAGGCATTAATGTTTATATCATCCATGTCCATTGGATTGATAATATCGTCAATATCTCCTGCAATGTCAAGAGCCTGATCCATGCCTGTAGGTCGTGTAAAGCCTGTTACAATGTCAACTGTAACTTCAGCGTTATACTTCTTGCATGTACTATTCTGGATCTCGTTTGTTGTGATATTTGATATAATCACATAAGGGTAAGCAGCATTTTCAGGAATAGAAAAAGCATCGTACACAGGCACACCAATCTCGGGGTACAAAGCCTGATAGTAACCTGATTTTAACGCTTTAGATAAATCCATAGTCAAAGATAAGTTTTTTTTAGCGATTGATGTTAAATCCAAACCTTGACCCTGTCTGTCGGAAGGCAAGTCTGCATCTGCAATTTATCGTGTTATTCATTGTTGCTCCTTGAGTTGAATCCCCAGGATATGCAAGAAGTTGACCTTGCACAATAAAGTTGTCCTTCAACGGAATAAAGAACTTAGGATCAGTCATAATGTGTGAATCTCTAGTTCTATCATCACGCATAGCCTTCCATGCTTTCTCCCAATTTAATCCTGATGATTCTAAGGCAAATATCTGAGCCTTGCTCATGGCATTGGTAGTCTCGGTTCGTGCGATGGTGTTGGCACGCAACTCAAGGTCCACAGAGCGTATCAGCTGCGTTATCTCTTGGTCACTTAACCCTAGACCTCTCTGCTTAGAGATAAGCTCTCTAACACGCTTAATACCCGTGCTAAGGACTTCGTTAATTCTAAAGATTATATAGGTCTGCAAGAAGCCATCCATGAGTCTTCTCCAAAACGAAGTCATCTCACTTACTTCTTGAGGTTTTAAAGTACTTGCAACCTCGTCATAGATGTCCTTAGTAGAAATCTCTTGATTAGTTATTGGAGCAACAATAGAGTTCCATGTTAATGTCCCCTCATCCTCCATAATAAGCTGATACATGGCTTGATAAACCATCTTTAACCCATTGTCATCAACTTTGCCAATGTCTTGTCCTGTGGCAAATAAATCAGCCATTTCATTGTACTGATCTGACAACGCTCTTCTTATTAAACGAGCAAACCTCTTCTCAAAGTAGGAGTGTCGAGATAAAAATATGTTGTCAGGGTAATTCATTTAGCACGCTCATAGATTTCAACTGCTCCCCAAATTACTAAAAAAGCAATAGAAATCGACAATAAGTATGCAAATGGCTTATTCACCCAAATAGCAATCTCAACAATCCCTGAACAGATTGCTAAACACAGAAATGCTAGAAAGCAAATCTGTGCTAAATCCTTTAGTTTTATCATGTTTGTTGTAATAGTTTCTTGATGTTTGCTAGAGTTTTATCGAACTCTAACCGTGCATTGCGATAAAGATAGCTGTTTTCTGGTATTGGATATTTAGCTCTCTCTTTACCTTTAAATTGACTTGCATACGAGACTAAGCCATATTCTTGTAAAAATGTTTCATCTACTAAAGCTCCTGTTCCAAATTCAACAAACGGAGCATAGTTAACTCCACTAATACCTCCAGCCTTAACTATCCAAGTCAAACCATTTTGTGAAACTACAGAACGAATAGTTGATTTTAAATCACCTGTTCTAACAGGTACATCTCTCTTAGCATCAGCTTCAGTTCTTTCAGCCCAATCACGAACTTCTTTATAGACTCCCGCTTTAACTTCATTAGAGTATTTGTCTAGATTACTTAATACTATGTTGATTCCACTTACCTTAACTTGGACTGCCATTTCTGTTAGTGGTTTCCATTGCAGAGAACGCTCGGATAGTAATATACCTTCTCAATCGGTCAACCTTCGGAGCCATAGAAGTAAAATAAAATCCTCTCCACTCAATCTGATCCCCATTAATAATGGCAACAGAAGGGTTGTATCGGATTACTACCTCAATCAATGTACCTAAGTCCTGCTTCTGTACAACAACATCAGCACTAGCACTAATCTCTCGCACACTAGCCCCTTTAGGCTCGTAGTATGTAGATACAGTGTTAATCAGCTGACCCGTAACAGGGTTCTGAGTTTGTATAGAACGCTTAAATGCAACTTTCTCTCGCATCATGGGAATACAATTCTTCTGTATGGATTTACAAGCAACTTAACCTCATTTAACAAATTAGCATCAGAACCTTCTTCTCTAAATTCGTAGTAGTGATAAGCCTGACGATAGATTGCTTGCTTAATTGCATCATTTACCAAACTTGCGTTGGTTACATAGGTAATATCAATATCTTTTCCACCTTCTTTAAGCAAATCACCAAATAAGTTGTAACCTGCTGTAGTAATGGATTGAATAGGACCATAAGGCAACTTATAGTTCTTAGGCAAATGCAAGGCAATCAATTTAATGGTTCTGATGCCTAGAGACTTCTGCATATACTGCTCGATGTTCTGTCTTGCTGATTTTAGAAACAACACAATTAAATTGTCATCTGTATCGAAGTCAATTCTTGCGTAGTCCTTAAAGTCATTAACATTGTAAGGTTCAACGTAACTAGCCTCACTTGTAAAAGTTACCTGTAGTCCTGTTGCACCCTGATAGTCATATACTGGCAATATATCGCCAAGCATATCTTCATTAAATTCGTAGCCTGCCATGATGTAAAGATAATAAAAAAGCCTTGGAAAAATCCAAGGCTCTTAATTCAAACTATTGATTCCTAATTAGGAAGCCAAAGTTACCTTAATGAAGGCGTTGTCATAGAACACAGGAAGAGCAACTCTCTCTTCAACACGAACTAGGATTACGTTCTTCTCAGCATCGTCAGAGTTCTGATCGAAGAATCTGATACGAGGAGCCTGACGGGTCAACAACTGAGCTTGGTTCCAATCACCAACGATACCAGTTCCTTGAGAAAGGTAAGAGTTAGAGAATACAGGGATACCTACTACGTTCAACTGTCCAGTCAAAGGATTAACAGTTACAACACCAGGGAAGTCATACTCACCAGAACCAGCAGCTTTACCCAACAAGATGTTAACATAATCTTGGTTGCTCAACACGATTCCAGTTGGAGTGTGAAGGTTGTTCTTCAACTGACGCAAAGCAGCATCAATCAAGATTTCGATGCTGATAGTCTTAGAACCATTGTAGTTCTCAGAGTTAGCAGCGTCAAGAAGCAAACCTTGGATAAAGGTATCTTCCTTCTTCAACAATTCAGCACGACCTTTGTTCTGCAAGAATGAAGTCATCCAAGCCAAATCCTCAATCATAGAGATTGGAACTCCCTTGATAAGACCTGCAATCCACTCAGCATCTGCCTGATAAGTAGTGAACTTAGGCTCGATTTCAGGCTTAGAACCGTCTCCGTAAGCCCAAGTGTTAGCACCACCTACAGTAGCGTTCTCCTTTGGATACTTAACGAATTCACCTGCCATAGTTCCACCAGGAAGTACGTTTCTGTAGTGGAAAGACTCATACTTAACCAAGATTGGATCTCTGAAGTCAGTTACGAAAGGCTCATAACCTGTGAAGTCAGAATAGTTGAAATCTTTCATGGTCATTTCCATGCCCTTACCAGACTTCACATTCTTAACCATCTCAGCGTGGTTAGCCTTCAAAGTCTCATGTAGAGACCATCCGAAGTTCTTACGCTCAACCTTCTGAGCAGCTTTCTCATTTGCATGAGCCAATGCCAAATCCATTTCTTTCTGGATGTCAGCATGTTTTGCCTGCATATCAGCAGTCAACTTGTCCATTGCGTCTTTAACTTTTGCGTCAAATCCTGCAACGTCTTTTTCTCTTTCAGTAGAGAAGTTCTTCTTAAGAGTGGTTAGCTCTTCAGCTAGGAAGTCCTGAACTTCCTTAATTTGCAATTCTGCCATGATTTCTAAATGTAGATTTAAGTGATTCGATAATTAATTTATGGTCCAAATCGGCTTCTTTCTCTTCCAAAGTAGCAGGTGCTGGCTTCAGAATGTCATAAAGTGATTTCAATCTTTCTTCTAATTTTACTAATGTCTCATCAGTAGCATCCGATGTTCTTACAAACTTCTCAAGTCTGTCCAAGTACTCAAACGCATCTGTTTCAGACTTCAAGTCAATAAATGTAGTCTCAGGATTAGCTCCTAGAAATTGTACTGCTGATCCTTCAAACATAATTACTTCTTTAATAACATTAGCCTTTCTGCTCTGGTCAAAGTACTGCTTGTCCTTTGGTACAGAGAATCCAAAGCTATGTTGGTTGATAAGCCCTGATTCAACCATCTTCATGAAGTCAACTCCAAGAGCATGAGTGCCAATCTTAGCCTCATATCTCAAACCCTTCATATCCTCCTCTAGGTTAGTAATAAGAGCTACTGACTTTCTTGAGTCATGGTCTAGCAAGTACTTAATAAGTTTCTTTCCGCTTGGCCCACGTTCCTGAATAGTTTTAGTAAATGCACCTTTTTCGATAACATCACCATCCAAGTCTTTATTGCCAAACATTGCAAAGTAACCTGAAACAACTCCTTGTTTCATGTCTGCATCTTGAAAGCCTTGATTTATTCCTTTAGTTAGCATACTTGCGCTCTGTTCTTTAATTTCACCTAATTCTCTTAGTTTACTTCTACTCCATGATAGGGCATCTTTTCCTCCCCAAGCATCGTACATCAAAAGACCACATCCATCCTCATAAGAAGTAGAAGAAGCTAAATCAACTTCATGCCTACTTAGATAGCTGTACATTCTTTTAATCGTATCTACGCTAACAGCTTCTCCATTAGCTAATTGGTTGGCTCTCTGCTTCCCTACATCAGTTCCGCATGGTCCCCAACCATTCTCTTCAACAAATTTAAGAACTCTCTTGGCATTGTTTCTAACAGCTTCAGGATAGTCTGAATAGCTGTCAGCGTTTTTTATGCTAATTAATTCCATACACAAAGATTGAAAAAATCTATTAAAGTAACAAACTCATAGAAGATGACTAATTGCCTTCCTTGTATCTTCCCCATGCTCAAACCTATAGTAGTGAAACAAGTATATACCTTTAGCGATACCAATCCTTAATCTGTGCTGCATAACTTTCTTGCAGAAGTGGTAGTCAAAGAAATGTCCTTGTATTTGAATACCTCCTTCAGGAAACCCACCCACGGCTATCCAAGTACTCTTAGGAAACAACATAAACAATCCTCCAATCGCTTGCTGTATCGGCATTACCTTACAGCCATGTTCTTTATACAAATCCACCGCAATCTTTCTATGATTCATTACATCAGAATCGTTGCTCTTCCTTCCTCCTACTAGCTGATAGTGCAATCCCAATCGGTTAGTCATACAACCAACTAGATCAAACTCTCCTGCTCTAGCTATGTCCTCACATTGCTGATATATCTTTTCGTGATACATCGGTAGCGTATCAATGTCCCTAAGACAAATCCAATCCTCATCAGGTAACCTTTCGATTATTTCGTTTATTGCCTTGCCAATGTTCTTGTCTGATCTGCCAGGGGTAATGTGATGCACACTTACATTCTTTCTATCCTCAAGCTGCTTCTTATGAGCCACAACCTTGATGTAATTGATCTGCAATGATTGCGGCTGTATATTCTCCATCCGTGACTGCGTAACCCACATAGCAAACGGAACTGCTAACTCATCAACAGCAGTATGCTCGTCAATTACATCCCAGACCTTCTCCATTAACTTATTCTGCACATCGTTACGATTCGACCGCACAAAGAAATTGTTGTGATATAATCCTGCCTTGTCATTAAACCTTAGCTCCATGTAGTACCTTATCTGCCTTTTAACCATCTCTACATTCTTAGAAATAGTCATAGCATACTGATAAACACTATTGTGCATTCTATGGGTAAACCATATCGGATGACTCGGAGGCTTTCCTATTAGCCTGACATTACCATCTATGTAGCATACTAAATCGTATTCACTTAGATACACATGAGATAAAAACTTATACTTCCTAGAATCTTTCTTATCATCTCCATTCACATCTATGATAGACCATCCGTCAGCTTTAATCGACAAGTCATCCGT